TTCAAGATCTGCAGTTTCCGGGGAACAGCCAAAACTGGAAACTAACAGTTTTTCATCTGTTTTATCTGGATTCGTAATATAGTCCAGAGCTTTCTTGTCTGTTACTTTAATGGGGAAGATCTTAAGATACGCCAAAATTCTTTCTCCATCTCTTTCAATTCCTGCATTTCTTCAGAATACAGATCTCCGGTACTGTTTACTTTTTTCGCAATCTGATTAATATTCACACCGATCTTATGCATTTCCTCGTATTGTTTTTTTAATGGAGTAGTGTCTGTATTGACAATATAACCGTCAATTGCCATTTTACGAAGATAAGCTCCCATGTTTTTAGTCTTTGATTCAATCATCTTTCTGCGAATCAGCTTCTTTTCTTCGGGGGAAACACAAAACAAGATCTGTATATTTCTTTTTCTCTTTGCCATAGATAGGTTCTCCTTTCATTGGTTGCTCAAAGTAGTGGCTTTTGTGTTTTTGATTTAGGGCAGGGTTCCCTAAATTGCTGTTTTTTTTGGAAGTGTATATACACTTCCTGTCCTTGTTATTTACCGGTGGCACAGCCGCCGGAAGAGAGTCTTTTGAAAAGAACCCTCTATAGATAAGGTATTCAGAGAAGAAAAATAGGACATCGCAGATCTGAGGTATGACGAAAGAAGGATTCTATGGTATAGTAAAATCTGAATGAGAAAAGAGGAAAAGAGGTCTTACCGATGTCACGGAAAAACCATGAAATGATAGATGGAAAATTACTGCAGACTGACAAGAAATATGCTCAGTTGAAATTAAAGCAGAAAGAGAAGATTGCAGAATGGATGTTCCAGGCAACCAGGGATTATTATATGAAAAAATACACTTTCCCAAACGACAAACATCTGGAAGAAGTGGTGGATATTGTGTATGAAAAAATTGAAGATGCAGAAATCTGGATTCCGTATGGAGAGGTATTCAAGCATTACAAATCCAAACGATCGGATATCAATAAACGTATCAGAAGATCTCTGAATGAAAAAGAAGAGAGTCGGATTGAGAAGGTTTGCTTTATGAATATGTGTATGATCCAAGATGACAAAGGAAATGTGCTGGCATTGGATAAAGTGAATGACAGCTATACAGGGACAACTTTTCCAGGTGGTCATGTGGAGCAGAACGAGATATTTCAAAAATCTATGATTCGGGAAGTTTGGGAAGAAACAGGTCTTACGATTGAAACACCGAAGCTCTGCGGTTTATATCATTGGCATAAGGGTGGAGTACATTATGTGATTACGCTGTACAGAGCTGATAGATTTATCGGAGAATTGACAAGTTCGGAGGAAGGGCAGGTGTATTGGATTCCGCTGGAAGAATTAAAAACCAAAGAATTGGCTACAGGTATGGAATACGTTTTACAGATCTTGGAGTCTGAGCAGGTGAATGAGTGTTATATGCATCTGGAAGCAGATGGATGAGCTACCACCGGAAGCAATCAGGGAAATGATCATTAACGCCCATTGTCACCGTAACCTGTTGGATGAATCCTGTATTCAGGTCTCAGTTTATGATGACAGACTGGAAGTGACTTCTCCAGGCGGATTATATAACGGATTGACTTATGAGGAAGTCATGAATGGTCATTCTAAGATCCGGAATAAAGGAATTGCCAATATATTCAGTCAGATGGGACTCGTAGAAGCATGGGGAAGCGGAATTAAAAGAATCCTTAATGCAGCAGAGGAGTATGGACTTCCGAAGCCGAAATTTCAGGAATTCGATAATATGTTTCGGGTAGAGTTGTTCCGAGTCAATCCAATAACTGACCAAGCTAACCAAGCTACTAACCAAGCTAACCAAGATTTAGAGAGATTAGACCAAGTGGAAGATGAAAATGTACTGAGTGAGAAAGAAATAGAAATTCTGAATCTTGTACGTATGCAACCTTCAATCACGCAGAAAGAAATGGCTAATGCGTTAGATTGGAATCTTGCTAGTGTGAAGTATTATATAACCAAATTGAAGGAAAAGAATTATCTGAAGAGGCAGGGAAGTAGCCAAAAAGGGAAATGGGTGATATTAACAAAACGAGATTGACACTTGTATCAATTCGTGTTAAACTATGAAATGTAAGGAGGAGAGAAAGATGCCTAGAAAACCATCATTAGACGGCAAAGATTCTAGTCTGAGAATTAGGATGTCACCAGAGCAAAAAGAAAAGCTAGTATCTTATGCAGAGCGACATTATCAGACTATGAGTAATGTAATATTCCAGGCGTTGGACATTCTTTACGCAAGAGAAGAACAACAAAATAATAAAGAGTAAAATGGAGTTATTTTGGAGTTTATTTCTTCATAAGCGGTGCGAAAAACACAAAAACAGAACGCACGTTCGAAATATAAACCTCTAATAACAGCCTTTGCGTGTCATGAAACGCAGTCCGCAAAGGAGTTTGAATAACGGACATTTGAGCCACAAATCCTTATTTTACTGGGATTGTGGCTCTTTTATTTTACTCCGTGATGTTAATGTGATGTTAAAAATGATGTGCCATTACTTTTCCTACTTCAAATGGACATTATTCTGATGATGTGCAGCTTCCTGTCAAATGCAGGGAGTAAATAGAAAGAGCCGCCCCAATCTGGAACGGCTTCTGTAATTTAATTCTTGCGAAACTGGTTCAATCGGTCAGCCAGCTTCTGATCTTTATCCGGATAAAGATGTGAGTAGGTGTCCAAAGTAGTCTTTATTGATTCGTGGCCGAGACGTTCTGCAATCTCTAATGGGGTAAACCCAAGCTCTATCAGCATACTTGCGTGAGAGTGCCGCAGGTCATGTACTCTGATCGGCTTCAGACCAATTCTTTCCGATACCCTTTTCATTTCTTTTTCCAGAGCTGTCTTCTGGAAGTAAAATATCCTGTCGCCATTTCCGATACCATATAGCTTGGAAATGTATTCTTGAATATCATCATATAAGAAATCCGGAATGGAAATACATCTTTTTGCCTTTGGCGTCTTAGGCTCCAAGAATAGCTCCTCACCTTTAATTTTTGCATAGTTCTTATTGATATCAATCCTTTTTGATGAAAGAATGTCTGCAGGTGTGAGTGCCAGAAGTTCTCCGGAACGTATACCGGTATAAAAGAGAATATCAAAAGCAAGCTTCATAGACGATTTGCTAATTGCATTTGAAAACCTCTCATATTCTTTCTGCGTCCAGATGTTCATTTCATCCGCTTTGCTCTTTCCCATACTGCCGGCCGCCCTGCATGGATTGACAGGCAGGCGGTAATGAGATACAGCATAATTCATTATTGCTGATAACTGGTTGTTCACAGTTTTTAAATATGTTTGGGAGAATGGCTTTCCATCATCATCCCGATAGGAGATAAGCTCATTCTGCCATTTTCTGACCTTTATTGTATCAATGTCACAAATCTTCTGTTTTCCAAAGTAGGGGAGCAGCTTCGTGTCGATAATAAACCGCTTATTCTCCATTGTCGTAGGCTTCAAGCGGTGTTCCATATCTTCAAGATAATTTGCAACGAGGGAAGAAAAGAGTATGTCGCTTGAACTGCTTTGCTGATCCAGAAAGGACCTCTCATAATCTTTTGCTTCCCTCTGTGTTTTAAACCCTCGTTTACAGATATGCTTCTTTTCCCCAGTCCAGTCGGTGTAATAGAAATTGGCATACCATAGTGTTTTACCACTTTTGAGAGTGTATTTGTATGCTGGCATTAGATGTCCTCGGATGAATTAACCACACGAGCCAATATCTGATAAATATATTCCGGCTGGCGGGTTTCCAAAGGATACTGTTGATCGCCGAACTGGAAAGCAATGCCATTCTGATAAGGAGTTACAGCTGACAATGCCGAAATCTTCTTATCGAAAGCTCCTTTGTTTGCTGAAAATACAACTCTCTTATTCGTAATAGAAAGAACTCCCTGTGTACGCTCCTGCACGTCACCACGGATTGGAGCTGCTTTTCTCGCTCCAAGATGTACCGACATACCTTTTGCAATACGGACACTTGTACCACGGCTTCCTCCGGAATATCCAACGACCACATTCTTTGTTTTAACAAAAGTAGCAGGTCCACAGTAATGACACACCTCTCCATTTGCAAGCATTACATTTGATGGCACAACTGGCAGCGGTGCGTCTGCGGAAATCTGCATTGGTCTGTTACCCTGAATGCGTTCTCCGTGTATTGCGGCCAGCAGGTACCGGATGCAGTCAACAAACCATCCGATACAAAACAATCCAAATGTGCATAGGTAAAGAATACCCATACCAATCTTCTTTTCTCTAAATTTATGAACCCCAAGCCATCCAAACAGGAGGCAGATAACAAAGTCGGTCCAAGCTGCAGTCCATACCATAATATTCCTCCAATCGTTCTGTTATTTTTTTTAAGCCCCTTTTCCTTCGGTACCACTCGAAGGAAACGATTTTTTTTCTTCGTCTGCGTATTTGCCATACTCACCAGCTGCAACTGCCGAGATACCTTCTACGCACAAAACACCTGCCTTTGCTACAAGATAATTTTTACATTGTTCATCGCACTTGTTAAAAAGTTGAAGGAGCGATTCTTCGTCCGATGAAATTCTTTTTCTCTTTGAAATGGCAAGAAGATAATCTGCAGATACATTTAATGCACCAGTGATTTTTATAAGATCCTCTATAGACGGCATCCTATTGCCATATAGATAAGCGTCCATTTCGTCTTTACTAAATCCAGTATTTTGCATGAAATCATCTTCGGTCATTCCTTGCTCAGAAATTAGTTCTCGAATTCGCATTTTGAAATCGAGAGCGAATTCAGATTCGTCTATCTGAAAGTTCGCATAATCAAGTCCTCCCTGCCTGTCAACACCGAGTAAGTAATCTAATGATACATGGAAATAATCGCATATTTGCTTTTTTATTTGGTCGTTTGGGGTACTTTTTCCGCTTTCATATAATGAAACGGTTGATTTTACTATTCCAAACTTCTTGCCAAATTCTTCCTGCGTCATATCTGCTGACAAGCGGAGGCTTTTAATCCTATCAGATAGATTTGCCATAATAATCGCCTCCGTGTAAGTTTAATAATTTCAAACTCATTATATACCACATCCTTTCTAAATTGAAGAAATAAAAACAAAGTTGCAAAAACTTCAACAAAACGCTTGACAGCAAAATAAAGTTGAAGTAATATGAACATGAAAGTTGAAGAAACATAAACAACATAAGGAGGTAAAACAATGGATCTGGCACTATTGAGAGCAGAGCGAATGAAACGCGGTATAACCCAGGAGAAACTTGCAAAGTGCCTTGGCTTCAAAGACAAAAGCAGTTACTGCCTGATGGAAAAAGGGAAAACCTCAATTTCCGTAGATATAGCAAATCAAATCGCAATCCATCTCGGATTATCCAAAGAGATGACATATAAAATTTTTTTTGCCAAAGAAGTTCAAGAAACTTCAACTGATACCATTTTAACGCATGGAGGTGATGTAGAAAATGGCAAATGTGACAGCTAAGACCAGCTCCAACATCTTTTACAAAGCCCGTTGCGAGGCGGCAACACACAATGAGCAGTTGAGCAGCAGAGAAGGAGCTGCTGACTATATGTCGATTGACAGAGGGCGGCTTTACAGAATAGAAAGTGGCATTGCTATTCCTTATCCAGAGGAAATCAGACTTATGGCAGATTTATATAACGCTCCGGAATTGGAAAATTATTTTTGCAGGACAATGTGTCCGCTGGGATGCGAAATGCCTAAAGTCGAGCTGGCAAATCTGGACAGGCTTACAGTCAGAACACTTTCTGTTTTCCGAAAAATTGGAAAAACAAAAGAAATGCTTCTCGATATCACATCAGATGGAGTGATTGACGAAAGTGAAAAGCCGGAGCTTGATGAGGTAGTGAAAAACTTGGAAGAGGTAGAGGAAATCGCACAGAGCATGAGGCTTTGGATTAAGAAGAATATGTAAGAATGGGCTCGAATGGTCGGCAGCATCATTGGACCGAGTGAAAACGAGGAAAGTCTGGCGGTGCTATTGGCAGAGTAGAGCTTAATAATTTTTTATTTACAGTCTGCGGACATTTGACAGCAAGTGACAACAAATGTGTCCGTAATCCAATCCGAATCCAAATCCGAATCGGGAAACCAATACAATATTTGCTCGGAGCAACAAGCAGCTCCAAGCACGAGGAGGTGGCAAGTTGTATTTAGCAGAAAACTTAAAGTTTCTTCGGGAACAGAACGGAAAGACACAGGGGGAGCTGGCAGTTCTCTTTGGAATTGAACAAAAGACAATATCTTCGTGGGAATGTGGTAGTCGTAAACCACCAATCGGCACGATTGTTAGTTTGGCAAAACTTTACAGGGTATCACTTGATGATTTGGTTCTGACAGATATGAGACCACCGATACCTGTATATGCACTTAATCTTGCATATCTCCGTAAAAAGCATGGCATGACACAGCAGGAAATATCTGAGCTGTTAGGCTAAGGCTCTTTTTTTATGCCCTTTGGAAGGAGGTGAGAGAACAATGGAGGATCCAATTACAAGAGCTGAGTATGAAGAATACCAAAAGCGAATGGAGCAGGAAGACCACAGGCAGAACCGACGGATTGAACAGTTGGAGGAAAATACCAAGCAGATCAACGCTCTTACGGTATCAATAGAAAAACTGGCACAGAGTGTTGAAAGCATGGTTAGGGAGCAGGAGGCACAGGGGAAACGTCTCGTGTCTTTGGAAAGCAAAGACGGAGAAATGTGGAGAAAAGTCGTTGGTTATGTAATAACTGCGGTAATAGGAATTGTCCTAGGATTTGCATTTACGCAAATTGGAATGTAACTTTAGTTGAGATTATTTATAGGAGGAATCATCATGAACATGGAATTTATTATTGCTAATGCGTCACAGTTACTTGTTGTAGTTGCGGTTATCTGTACACTGATTTCTGTAATTACAGAGTTCACAAAGGAGATTGGTATTCTTAACAGAATCCCTACATCTTTGCAGGTCTTAATCCTGTCAATTATAATTTGCGTCACAGCCTTTTTTGCATATATTTCATATGCGAAAATCACCTTCGTGTGGTATTACCTTGTGGCTGTAATTTTTGCTTCATTTATTGTTGCTATTGTTTGCTGCAAAGGTTGGGAATATCTGATTACTATTTGGAAAAGGTTCTATAAGCCGGAGGATAAATGAGAACGGTGATTATGGTCTACATAATCATTGCAATTTTAGGATTCGCAGCAGGAATGATTTTGCTTTGCAGAGCGATGTATAAATCTATATCCAAAAGACACACAGAGAAGATACCGGGGATAGTAATATTCCCGGTATTTCTTGTGTTAGCCTCAATAACATGGCCGCTGTGCCTCCTTGCACTTTTTGTGCTGACCATAAAAGAATTGGATAATGAACAAAATAACTATGATCAAAGAGATTTGTAGGAGGAACACATGAAAGAACAGGATTTTATTCAGAAAATATGTGGATATGCGATGAGTGATATGAAAGAGAACGGAGTTCTTGCCTCTGTCACGATTGCTCAGGCTATTCTTGAAAGTTCCTGGGGTACATCTGAATTGGCGGAGAAAGCTAATAATTACTTTGGTATGAAATGCTCTTTGAGCAGCAACTCATGGGGAAGTGTATGGGATAGAGTATCAAAATACACCAAAGTCACAAACGAGCAGGATGAAGCCGGAAAAACTAATACTATCAAAGCGGATTTTAGGGCATATCCAGATATAGAAATGAGCATAAAGGACCATTCGCTGTATCTTGTTGGTGCTATGAATGGCACGGAACATAGATATTGCGGTATCGCAAATGAAAAAGACTACAGAAAAGCGGTTGAAATCATTAAAGCTGGAGGATATGCCACAGATATAAATTATGTGTCTAAGATTTGCTCAATCATAGAGAAATATAAATTAACACAGTATGACGAAATGGAGGAATTGAATATGGGAATTGAAATCAGAAAGCAGATTGCAACGAATAGTCCATGTAATAAAACGGGAGATGAAATTACTGTAAAGGGCTCTATGTTACATAGCGTAGGGTGTCCGCAGCCTAAGCCAGAGGTATTCGCAAAGATTTGGGAGACTTCTACAGGAGCCTGTGTTCATGCAGTTACAGGCGCTGACGCTTATGCGATTCAGTGCTTACCTCTTTTCCCAGAGAGAAAAAAGGCTAGAAGAGGATGGCATGGAGCAAGTGGAAAGAATGGCAGTGTCAACAACACGCATTTATCTCTTGAAATGACAGAGCCGGCTACAATTAAGTATGTTGGAGGTGCTACATGGATTGAGACTGGAGACGGAAGCAATACCAAGCGACATGTCCTTGCAACATATGCGAATGCAGTACAGGTATTTGCTAAATGGTGCAAGGAATTTGGATTAAACCCATTGGAGGATGGTGTAATTATCTCACATCATGAGGGAAATCAGAGAGGCATCGCAAGCAATCATGGAGATGTTGAGCACATTTGGAATAAGTTTGGACTTACTATGGATCAGTTTAGAGAGGATGTTAAGAAAGCCATGGGAGGACAGGCAATTGACACAGTGCCAGATGCACCAGTAGATAACAGCAGCGATGATACAAGTTCACAGGCTGTCAATCCTTTGAGCGGTTCTGTGAAGATTATTTACACGGGGGATGATGGACTTAATGTAAGAAAAGCACCTTGTATATTGGACAAGTATGTTGATCATGTTGAACACGCAGGCACATTCACTGTGGTTGGTATATCAGCAGATGAAAAGTGGTACAAGTTAAAGAGCGGGCTTTTTATCACAACCATACCTGAATATGTATCATTCAAAGCAACACCGGAGCAGAAGCAGCAGACAGCAGGCACAGGATATTACAGAGTAAGAAAGAACTGGGATGATGCGGGCTCACAGATTGGAGCATTCAAGAATCAGAACAATGCCATTGAATTATGCAAGCAGAATAGCGGATACAAGGTGTTTGATAATGATGGCAATGAGATCTATCCTTGCATCAAAGATGATGGTACTCCTTTCAAGTTCCGGGTAACAATTCCTGATCTCAGAATCAGAAAAGGACCAGGAACTACCTATGATTACTGGAAGAAAAATGGAAGTCCGGAATATACTGGTAAAAATGTATTTACAATCATTGATACAGCTGAAGGCCCGGGAGCTAAAATCTGGGGATTATTAAAATCGGGAGAAAAAGACAGAGACAGATGGATTTCTCTTGATGAAGATTATGGAAACAGACTGTAATAGTCAAGACGGTCAGTTGCTCCATAACCTATACCGATAAGATATAACACAATCCGCTATAAAATAACAAACGACACAAAAAGATGTCAGAAAATGCTATTTTATAACGGAAGGAGCAACGACGTATGATAAGAATTTTACTATCTACAAAGCTCGGCGAAATGAAATGGAGTCAGGCGGATCTGGCCAGGGCAACCGGAATCAGACCCAACACCATCAGCGAATTGTACCATGAGTACACAGATAGGGTGAATTTGGAACACCTCGACCTAATATGCGAGGCTCTACATTGCGAACTCGATGAACTGATTGTTAGGGTGCCAAATGATTATTCGAAGATTACCCACACCAGATCCGGCTCCTTGATTTCGTCAGACAAGTAGTGCTGCAACACTGCTGTCATAGAGAAAGACGTTCAAGGACCGAACGTCTTTTTTTATACCACAATATTTATCTGCATTCAATGGTATTTCTATCCAATGAATTCTCAAATAGTGTTAAATCAAAATTGTTATCAATGTATCCCTGCCGGATGGTTTCTATGTAGGTCAAAGATGGTCTTCCGGGTGTACGCTGTTGGTTCATAATATAGACCATAGCTCTTTTCTTTTTCCCACCAATATCAACCATTACATTCTGCTTATAATAATATCGGGGATATCCTTCATATATATCTAATCTTTTCTCGTCTTCTGGTTCAATATTCCATAGTAGAACAGGAACATATGAACCATGCTTTTTGGCTATTGTTGCGTGCGAATTGGTTGCACTGCCTCTATACAAAAGTTCCCAGTTAGTTAATTGCCCAGTGCCATAAATACTCGCAGAGGGGCATCTATAAGCCATCTGCTTTAAGTTGAGATTGCTTCCGTATGCTACATATAATTTTCCCATATTATTCTCCAATCTCCCCGTTGTGCCGGTAGGTCAGCATTTTTTACTAAGCTGCTCGACAAGTCATTCCGGCAGCTTTTTTAAGTGGTGTCATAAGATGAAGCCTGCATGTTTTGAATTCGTCTCCATAAAGTCCAAGGCGGTGAGTGAGGATGTTTCTCATAATTGTAACTTTCTGTTCTGGTGTGTATCCATCCATTGAACGGAATACAATTTTTTCTTGTGAAGTAATAGCCCATGCAGATACCGCCAAACAAAACTGTATGTAGGCCTTGATTTTTCCTGCGTGAAGTGTGCTGTTGAAAAGTCTGAATTCCACAGTACCCTTGGTGAAGAAAGAATGGAGATTTACTCCATGATATCTTGTAGCATTGTAGTGCTGATGATCGATTCCACCGCAATAACCATCATTGGCTCTGCTATACCAGATTTCTTCGGCTTTTTCTTTTGTAAGATTCTTATCCTTTTTCATGGCATCAAGTAGCGTTTTGTTAAGTTTGTGGCACCAGTTACTCTCACGGTCTCCGATTTGGAGTGCTTCGTAAATCAGATCCTGTCTGGCTGTCATAAAGTTAACTAATCTTCTAAGAGATACTGCTGTATGGTTTGCACCATCGACATGGATATGAATACCGCAACTGCTATGAGCTTTTGCTCCGTTCTCTCGGAGTTTTCGAATGATGTTTTGGAGAAGTTCAATGTCGGAATAATTGAGCGGCGGTGTTACAAATTCGACTCTGTATTCATCAAGAGGCTCGCTTGTACCATCGTTTCTTATTGCTTCAATAGATGAATCTCTCATAATTTTCCATTTGCGAGCTGCCTGATCAGCAATTGTGCGTGTGTGGTAGCAATTTGATTCTGGATGAGAAGGTGTTGTTCCAAGAACTTCGGCAACGAGACGAGCTGCTTTTTCTCTTGTAATACCTGTCATTTCTACTTCAACCCCGAATAATTGATTTTTTAACATATATTTGTCCTCCTAAATTATATTTCTGTTTTATTGAACTTTTATTCTGTTTCTATGAATATATTACCATATGTACATCCAGTGTCAATGCTTTTTCTAATATTATGAATATTTTTTCTGAAAAAGCAGAACAAAAAGTTGACAAAACAGAAAAACAAATTTATAATAAAACAGAGGTGATTATATGGTTGATGAAGAATTGAAAGAGCGATACAATCAATCGGTTGTCGAACTCAAGGAAGCTTTTAAAAGAGATCGTGTGTTTGGTTGGATTTACCAAAAGATGATTTTGATAATGGATAAATTAGAGGAAATTTTGCGAAAGACAGGAGGAGAAAGAAGATGATTTGCTATGACCGACTGTGGAAAACACTAATTGATAAGCACTTGAAAAAGACGGAACTTCGGGATAAAATAGGAATCAGTAATGCTACATTAGCAAAACTTGGTAAAAACGAACCTGTCAATCTCAAAGTTATAGATGCTATATGCCGGGAACTTAATTGTGATGTTGAAGATGTTTTGGAGATAAAACATTAAATTTAAGGAGGTATTATGTTCACTGAACAGGACAATAAAGTGCATTTTGATAAATCTGATTTAATTGTTCCGGTTGAACCTTCTCCGTTTTGGACGATGCCCCAAATCATAATGGTTAATCCAGAAGTTCAATTGATAGGAGAAAAAAATGATAATAAAGGCACAAAACGAAAAACTATATGATATATACACTGTATCGACTAAAGAGAATAAAGTATGTTGTCAAGATAATGCAGATAGGCGAAGAAAAGTTATTTTGGGAGAATACCAAAATGACGGCAGAGCATATGAAGTATTTAATGAAATAATGAATTGCATAATGGGGTATTATGAAATGCCAATGCATTAAGGAAAATATGTAGTAACAACACTGGATGATGTTCTCGTGATGTTAATAGAGAGGACAAATAAAAGTAATGAAAGTAAACATCAATAAAATGTATAAAAATAAGAGAAAAATTGACGATGAACGTACACAGAAATGCTGTTACGAAATCGAGTTTGAATAG